CACCACGCCGAGTGCGGCTGATATGATTTCATTCTTCATCGATTAACTCCTTCACACTCGTTCGAAGTCTCTTGGCAATCACTGTCAGCCTTCCAAGGGTTAAATCCTCAGGGCTTTTCATCCAGTTTCGCCACGTCCGATCGGTGATGCCGAACAGCTTTGTCATCTCCCGGACAGTGACCCCTTGAAGGATCATCCCGGCTTTAATTCTTCTTTCTACGCTTTTCACGGATGCCCCCTTCCGTGATCCATTTGGGGGCAGGGATGTTCGTTCCCTTCTCGATCTTTTCAAGGGTTTCGACCGTTGCCGATCTGTTCGCCCCGATGCGCCATTTCCTGACCGCACCCACGGAAAGGGTACAGAGTTCTTCGAACTTCTTTTCGGAAATGTTCTCGTTCTTACAGTAGATTTTTATATTGTCCAGTAGTACCATTTTTCACCTCGTTAAAGATAATAAACCTGCTTCAACTCTTATTATATAGCTTTGTATCTTTTTCTACAACACCAAAACAGGTTTTTTATCTTTCGGTGTCCAAAAAATCATCAAGCCTGTGTTCGGAATCCCACCGCTCAAGGAATCGCCGTTCCTTCTTCATGATCTGATCTTCGTTCGGATAGAAGTTCAGTTCCCTTGCGCACTGCACCACATCCGAATATTCCTCGGATACCATGTCGAAGGCGAGGCTAGGGGTTACTGGTGTCGGATTCTCATTCCTGAGTACTCTTGCCATCTTCAAAGCCGCATGGGCGAGTTCTGCGGCTTCCTCTGCCAACTGTTCATACATTGCCGCCGCTCCAATGCGGTTCACTATTTCGTACATTTTTGATTCTCCTTTCCGGAATCATTGATTTTTACTGTGTATTCTGTGTGTCGTGTTGCAAGTCATGTTGCACAGCTTCGGCAATGTAGTCCGACAGGGTGATTCCTTTGGTGGTGGCTCTGTCCCGGATCAGTTCGATGGTGGACAGCGGAAGGGAAAAGGTAACGATCTTCCGGGAATCATCTTCCTCGACCTGTCCGAAGATTTCTTCGTATTCATCCGCACTCAGGTACTTTTCTGCCCATTCCTTCGCCGCTTCCACACTCAGGGGAATGATCTTCTCACCGCCCGACCATGTATTCTGCTCGATTCTCTCAGCGTACCGGGAAGCCGGGCCGCCCTCACCGTAGATGAAATATTCGCCTGTTTTCTTCCTGTAAAGGGTTTCCGTGAAGTGATGGAAATCCCTCACACCGCCCTCGCTGTACTCGGCAACCTTCCTTGCCCTGTTGGTGTCGTACCTCTTGCCATTGATGATCTTATTCATTGTTGTTCTCCTTTCTGATCCGGGGGAATAATCCCCCGGTGTGTGTTCAATCGTATGTGTATACTGTGGCTTTCTTGTACTCGGAAAGTGTTCCCTTTTCCATGTACATATCCTTTTCCAGTTCCCTTGCGGTCATCCTCATGCAGACCCGGAATCCCGGTGTGTTCTTCTGCGAGGCTTCCCACGCTTTCTGCTCTTCTGCTGTCTTAAAGCACTTGTACAATCTCATTTCCTTTCTCCTTTCTTCCGGGGGATTTCTCCCCCGGTTGTGTGCTTTAGTAGTTGAGAACTTTGATCTGGTCGAATCCGTAATACTCGCCGTTGCTGTCCTTGATGATCTCGATTAATCCGAGGCTTTCAAGCTTCTTGATTGTTGCGCTTGATGCGTGGCAGAGATAATCAATTCCGTTTCTGTTCCATTCGTACCGGGTTGTTTCCCATTCCCAATTTCCGATCCATCCGTTTGCCGTTCTCTCGTCAATTTCCTTTCTGACCTCTTCATCGGTATGATTGCGGCAGGTGCGGTTATACTGACGAAACCAATCATAAAAATTATGGGTTCTTGCGAAATCGATTCTTTCCTTTGCGATATCCAGAACCTCTTGCTGTGCCTTGCTTAATTTTGCCATTTCCCGATCTCCTTCCTGTGTGGGTGTTGCTTATCTTTAACTGTCTATATCTTACCACACACTTAAATAATTGTAAAGGGGTAAAATGAAATTTATTTAAATTATTTTTGGACACAAAAAAAGCCCCCGATCCTAAGACCGAGGGCATTAACCGGGCAATTTGCACGCACGCTTTTTTTCACCTGTTGAAGTTATTATTCAAAAAGATTCCTTTCTTTCCTTAATAAATACAGTTAATATTACGTGCCCGGTTGTTTCCAAAAAATCCCCTGCCGGGGGTCAGGGGATCAAAACCACTCGCCCCTAGGGGACTCATGTGATTTTGTCGTAGTTAGGTCTTCCGTATCCAAGGATTGATCCTGAGGATATCGGATAGGACTTTTCCCTCACACATCCGCCGTTTGCAACCACTCCTGCCGCACTGGATGTGTTACCCTCGACAGTATAGATTGTATCACTGTCCAATTTATAAACCAGTCCCACATGGATTGCAGAACCGAGGGAATTTCGGAAGTATACGAGATCGCCGATTTTCGGGTACAGATACCACCGCCCGGAAGCCTTGAACCGATTAACCATCGATGGGCAAAAATCGTCAATATCGCCGCACAGGGCTGTTTTTGCGGCATCCATGCCGAACAACTCAACGAAGCACCATGACTGGAAGTCTGCACACCAATAGTCGGGATAGGATATCAACTCAGGGCGCAGGTTGTGCAACTCATAACCATACTTGGTATAATTGGCATCTCCTGCATTGTCCGTCTTGCTGTACAGCGATTCGCCGTTCTTCTTTTCCAGATAACCGCACTCATCGAGTTCAAGAGCAATCAACCGATCAATCGGGGAGTTCCTGCGGTCTGTGGACATATCAACAAATCCCTCAATCCCCGGAACTGTACCCCGATTGGTGTATTGCCATATCGTGTAATCGTGGACGGAAGGATTGTCAGACCACTGCGCAAGCCATAAGGAGAACGGAAGCTGTGACCGATCTAATTGATGGTTGAGCCAATCGAGGGAACAATAAATCCCTGCCGGGACTCCCTGTGATTGCAGGTAGGAACAAAAAGCCTTGATGCACCGTGTCCGCTGATCCTTCGGAAGGTTGTCCGCTCTGCCGTAGCCGTTTACCTTTTCCGTGTCCACGAATACAGGCAAACAGTATGCTGTGATATCCCTGCACTCATGCGCAAGGAAAGCGGCTTCCGCTTCGGCTTCCTGCTCTGTCGTGGCATTGGTGAACCAATACAGGCTGAAAGGAATTCCCAACTTCTCGCACATCTTCCGATGGAAAGCATACTTGGGATCGATGCAAAGCATACCGTTGACGGAATAGGTAAAACCAACTCGGATTATGATCTTATCCACGTTGGCTTTGACCAAATTCCAATCAACAACATTATTAAATTGGCTTATGTCAATTATTCTGTCCATTTACTTCAGGCAGACCTGTGACAATCGCCATCAGGATTGATGTAACCGCTCCCATCCCTGCGGCAGATAAGCACCCAAGCCAATTTACTTCGTGGAACATTGCCGCACTGCCAATATAGGCAAGTGCACATTCTGCCGCTGTCCTTGCCGCCCTGATCAGAGCCGCTTTCATGAATTCAGTCATTGCGTATCTCCTCGCTCATCTTGAGCATTTTTTGATAAAGTTCCGATGCAACATCATTACCACCCAATGCCTTGTATGCCGTATATGCCTTTTTGATTGATTCCTTGGCATATATCGGCATATAGCCTTTGTCGGAGTATTTGTTGTAACTGGAAACGATGGATTCTCTCAGCAAGGCTTGTACGCCATTACTGATCGCTTCGTTCTTCTGCTGTTCGGCCTTTAGGCGTGAGGATACCGTGCGGTATCCCCAGCCCAAAGCGCCCAACAGGAAGGCAAACAACCATTCTAGCCAGTGTTCGGATATGTAAGAAAGTATCATTTATTCACCCTCTACAGGTTCTACCGGCTCTCCAACGATCTCAAAGTATTCTTCCGCGGTAATCCACCCCTTCTTTACTGCGTTTTTGACCGCTTTCTTTTTCCACATCCCGGAATCATAGTATTTCTTTACATCATAAAACTTCTTTGAATGTTCATTCATCGTCTTCTTCCTCCTCTGCGTCCGGGTCTTCCAGGTTTCCCATCATGACATTGTAGTCAAAAATCGCCCTCATGCACTCCTCTGCTGCCTGCGCATTTTCGAGTGCTGCCTTATCGCTGAGTTCCATTCTGTTTCTTACAACCAGAGCCATTTCATCACCTCCATAAGTCTCTGTAATACTGGTCCATCCGCATTAACAGATGACGCAAGCCGGAGCGCACCTACTCGCGTACGTCGCGTTGCTGGTGTTGACGTAGCCAGACGTGGTGACATACCACGCGGTGTACGAGCCGGAACGAAACGCCGAACGCAAACGGCAGCTCTGCGCGCTGGTCTTGTCGTTATATGCATATCTGATATGCAGTGCATTTGCTCCGACCGCTCCGGTTGCCTGAGGAGACGTAAGGCCGAGCCTGCGCTTCCAGTATTCCCAATACTCGCCTTCAGCTCCTGTGAGCTGCGGCACGATGTATTCCTGCTCGATCGATGCGGGGAAAAACGTGTCGTAAGTTATTTCACTTGTTCCGATTTCCGAGTCGCTCGCAGTATTGAGCGCAGTTACCACCTTTACTGGCTGAATGATGTTCAGGAATTCCTCGTCGAATCCCTTCATGAACCCGGGCACAGTCGCGAGCTGGTCCGGCCTGCGATCATATGGATTCTGCGGAGTGTACCAGGCGCCGGCATCTGCCGCAGAGTTCAGTCTCTGTCTTAATGCCGACTGGCTCCATCTGTTGTAGCCGTATGCGGAGCGCTGCATATTATTGATGCCGCTTTCTGCGTATTTTGTGGAACTTGACAGTGTTCCGAGGCTCGTTCCGCTTGTGCCTTCGGTAAGTTCCAAGACCTCTGTAGGATCGGCAACTGACCCGGCCGGCGTCGAGCCGGAAGCCTTATAAGTCCGTACTCTCCATGTTGACGGGGCGCTGTCCGGCAATTCTGACACTTCGGTATTTGCTTTGCCCAGCTGCAGGAGGTCGCCCTTGGAATAACTCTCGGTAAGAGTGAAGTAGTAAGATTTCCCGCTTACGACATTGCTTCCCCAGGCGTTGCCCATCGTAAAATAGTACGTTCCGGCTGCAAGTCCTCCGCTCGGGACCACGTAAAATGCTTCATTCTGGTCGAACTGCACTCCCTCCATCGCGTAATGGCACTGAATATACATACCAGGCACAATTTCGCCGTCCTGCAACTCCACGTCCGCGAAATGCACGATATCCCAAGGCAGAACATAATCGTTCGTGCCGTCATTGTAATTCAGCATAATCTGATCGCCGATCGAAAAAACGTTTGCCGCTTCCCCGGCCCTCACTATCTCATGGATCTCTCGCAGTGTTGCAACCGGCGTCGCCTGCGCAGCCGATACCATCTGCGACAGGAGCAGATTCTGCCTTTCTAAAGCGCTTACGATCTGTCCGGCGCCGTTTGCAACCGCCTCCGCTTTCTTTCCTTCCCATATACTTACGCTCATGCCTTTGCCTCCTTATGCAGCATATGTGACTGTTGTTGACAGTGTCTCAAGGTTTGTAACTATCGTTAATGATTCTCCTGTTGACAGAGTTCTTTTTTCGGTTATCGTCGACTCTCCGAACGTGAAAGTGTCTGTCCGGACGGCGCTGCCGTTTTGTGAGTGGACGATCTCGGAGACATTCCCTCCGGCGTCAAACGTGATCGCCTGTGTGGTATTGTCGATCTCTTCGTAATGGAGAAGCCGCTCCGTTTTGGCGGATTCGACAGCGGTATAAACGCCGCCGGATGTAACGGGGTTAGTGCTTCCCTCTGTCGGGGTCGTGTCAAAGGTGAGGGTGTCCTGTTTGGTGGTTTCCAGAGCTTCAACACGCTCGGTCAGTCCTTTTTCGATTCCGTTGATCGCAAAGTATGCCGGGGATACATCGTTCCCGGAAGTATCTTCCATCAGGACTGCAAGCTTTCGGGCATCCGTTGTCCCCCACCGACCTGTTGATCCTGCCGTGACAGTGTGGGTTGATGAGACAGCCACCGCCTCGGTGCCGCCCTGAATTGTATACCACACAAGGTATGCATCACGTTCCCCTGCTGTGACCTCTACATTGTCACCGGGAAGAAGATCATAAATATTTGTCTTTCCGCCCTGCGCCCATGTGCCTGTTGTCCCATCAACGACAAGGTGCATCTCGATTTCGGTTGGCTCAAGACCGTTCACCGCATCGTCAAGCGGCATTACAAGCCTCTGCACGAATTCAGTGTTGGCGATCTGTGTATTGTACGAAAGAATGGAAGCTGTCGGGGCTTTCGGATATCCAGTGAAGGTAGGCGATGCAAGGTTGGCTTTGAGTGTGAGAGCATCCCCGACCGCTTTTGCGTCTGCCGCTTTTCCTGATACGGTCAGGGTGGTGTCTAAATCCATACCTGCCGACTGGTAAATGCCGCCGTCCTTCCAGACATGAGCGGTCTTGTCGTAATAATACCAGTGTCCGCTGTTATACCCTGATTCTGATCCGATATAGACATAGACTTTGTCCTGATCGGTCATCTCGGCGGCTGTCTCAGCAACGTTCGGCCCACCGAAAGTCGAGATCAGTTTGTCCATATCTTCCATCATTTCGGGAAGCTGTTCAATGATCGGGATATCCGTTTCGGAAATGATCGTGTCGTCCTTCAGTGCCGCAGGTTCGACCTGTAGTACAAAGTTTGCTGTTGCAACTCTTTCGCCCTCGTTGACGACCGCGATCTCCATTTCCACCGCCCCTGCACAGGCTGTCATCTGGTCTGTGCAGTCAAAAGTAACAGTGTTCCCGGAATAGGTCGCAGAATAGGAAAATCCTGTGTAATCTGGCTTTGTCCCCTGCACTGTGAGAGTAGCCCCGGAAGGAATTGTATATGTGTCCGTCCCTGCAAAAAGGGATACCTCAAACGCACGAAGCCCTGTATCATACTGTGACGCACGAATGATCGGCTTCGGCTTTCCGGGAATCATGTTGAGATCAAATTTCTGAGTTACCATTTATCAGCCCCCTAAGTTTGTAATACGTTGATCAAGCCAAGCAATCAAATTTGCAAGGCTCTGTTGCTCACCGTTGTAGTGAATATATACATCATCGGGATATATCGTCCCAAGTTGCAGACCTTCGAAATGCACATCCCCTGTGTCGAGATTCCAGTATGAGCCGTTGCCATCGTTGATCTCGCCGTATTTCAAGAACGAGGCGTTCATTTCCCCTTGATTCGCAAATCGGTCTGAAATCTTTACATTTCCACCGCCGTTCAGTGAAATCAGATTGGAATAACTTCCATTTGCCGTCCGTTTAATCCCGATGCCTGATCCGTTCGCTCTGATGATCTGTGTTGCGGTCGATTCATCCGCAGTGTTCATAATATATGCCGAAGTCTGCTTGTGATCGTCAGGATCGAAGTTCTTCTTTATATTTCCACCGTACCACCCTGCCAAGGCTTCGATCGCTCGTTCTGCGCACCGATCAGACCACTTTTGCAGGTCATACTTTGTGCGGACGATATTCTTTCTGTTCTCGGCAATTACATCGGCAAGGTTTACCGTGGTCTGTCCTATCGTCACACCGCTGTTTTTGCCGTTCAATACATCGTAAACAAGGCGAGTGACCTTGGCTTTTACGTTTATCCCATACCGAGGAAAAACAACCGTCACAGTGTCGCACATATGGACAGTTTCAAGCGATTTTATATCCTCGTATTCTTCCGACATTGACAGATCAATCACTGATACATCAATGGTCACTGTAGGAGTTCCGACCGGGTGTGCCTTCACATAAGCATGAGCAAAATTGTTAAGGTCTGCGGTTGCAGGCTCGTCCGTGAATTCTGAGGATGCGTCAACTGCTAAAGTCCGCTGATTCGGGAACATTGCCGCATATTGTGGATCAAGAACACTTATTACATCGGATTTCTTGACATAATAATCGCCGTTGCTCTTGTCGGTCGAACTGGATTCTGTTCCCTTCCAGATAGCAACTACATGAGTGTAAATATCGTCAATGTTGATCCGCTCTGTGATCTCCGAAATGTTCTTGCCGTACCTGTATTGAACACCCCTGTCTGCTCCTCTGGATTCGTGCAGGATGCAATTAAAATCATCAAATTCCCATTGACCACCGAAAGCCCCTGCAATCTGTTCAAGTTCGCCACCGATCAAATCCCTTGTCGGTGCAGGAAGATCGTTCCAGAATGTCGCCATTCCGTTGATCCACGCATCATTGGCAGTGGTAGGAACAGCCCAAAACTTGAAAGGACAACTTGTCATCTGGAAATGCCGAATATTTCCGATTGCCTGATCGGGAAGCATCAAGTTGTCATATAGCCTGATGCGGTCTGCGATTATGTTTGTGACCTTCTCAATGGTAATTGAGGATGTGCCCCACTGCATTTCGTCCAGACTGATGTAATATAAATGCGCATCGTGTCTCGCCGATGATTGAAGCCACATATATACCGGCTCATTGAAAGCGGATATATACTGACCGTCAAACGGATAGACAATCCGCCAATGCCACATTGAATTCACTTCCTGACAGATCACTGTCGCTTCTTCCAGTGTTCCGATATATTTCTTGTCCTTGTCGAACAGTAGGGGAATCACCGTGAATGGTGTATCCTCGTAACTCTGAAATTCTGCTGTCAGATAATATGTCAGGTCATAAGACCGATGCCGGGCAATGATTTGCAGTCCATCAAGGGTTTTTGTAACCTCTCGGATGATAAAGGGCTGTGGCTTTGCTTCAGCTTCGGGTTCTGCGTAGATGATCCTGTTCGCTGTCAGATCATCCGCATGGATTCCATCGTAAGGATATGTCATTGTCAGGAGATAAACATTTCCGTCCGTCTCCTGTGTGACCTCGCAGGTCAGTGCGTCCGCAAGTCTGCCAAGTCCATTGGTTTCATATGTAGTTTCATCCGCTTCATACAGGATCGGAATCATAAAGTCCACCACCTCGGAATGATTTCCACATAGTTGATATTATTGCGCCACACCTCGTTTTTCCCCGGATCGATCTCCGGGAAGCTGTTCATCGTGATATAGCTGTTGAGGGATACAGTATCCTCAACTGTCGGGCCTGTGTATGCGTCCATCCGTTCGCAATCGATAATTATGTCACCGTATGGACAGACTGCATTAATAT